AGTACCTGCAGTGAAGCTAACAGCACTATCGCTGTTGCTACTCTCTAGTATAGTAGTTCTTGTAAGTACACCTGTATTGTATGTACCTAAGCCTACTTCCCACTCGTCTGCGTTACGGTGAGAAATAGCGTAGTATGTAGTGTCGCTGTTGGCAAGGGCAGAGCTAAAAGACTCAAAGCCTGTAACAGCACCGCCAAGAGTAACAGCACCTGTTCCTGTAGTTGTAGCGGTTTCTTTTACTCTATCCTTGACAACGAGAGCCATAATACTGCTCCTTAAGCGATACGAATGATTGCGTTAGATGCGTCTGCTGTTGGGAACTGTACCACAAAGTCACCATTTGTAGATGTCTTAGTACCGCCAAAGCTTATCACTGCTATAGCCTTGTTAGCCTGTGAAGAGTTATAGATGATACAACCGTCTGCAGAAACGGTAGCTGATGCCCATGTAGTGTCTGCAAAGTCAACAGTAGCAGTTGAACCTGATAGAGCAATAGTTGCACTACCTAGTGTGTTACCACCTGTAACGTAGTTAGTACCAGTAGCCTCATCAGAGTTACCTGTTACTGTACTGTAATTAGCTGTAGTTGCATTATAAGTACCCGACTGTGAGTTCTTAATTAATGCTATTTTAATTGTGTCTGTATCTAGATCGTGAACACCACCAAGTAACTCTTGCTTGAAGCTGTTGCACATCGCCGTTGTAATAGCCATTGGTTATGTCCTTTGTTTATAAAATGCACAAAAGGGCCAGCATAAAAGCCAGCCCCTAAGTTTATAGTTATATTAAGCAGCGTTGAACTTAGCTGTTACGATTGCTTCTGGGCGTAAGATCTTGCGGCCATATAGATGCATCCCACGGCAGATGTCTGCAAAGCTATCTGGGTCACGGTATGTTTCCACTTTTGATAACTGTTCTGCAGTTGCGACTGCTGAGTCGTGTCCAGCTACGATAACACCATAGTTAACGTTTTGGTTAGCTGAGCCAGATGTTCCTGCGCCTGTACCTACTGCTGGTAAGTTGTTTGACTGATAAACACGGAAGCCGTGAATGTTTGCAGCCAATAAACCATTTTGTAGTCCTGCACCACCGAAGTCTGCATTTAATAGGCGAGAATCCTCGTCTTTTAGCATCTCGATGAACACTGGGTCAAGTACTATCCATCTACCTCTAGTATCAACATTTGCTACATCCATTGTACGAGACATACGTGCTAGTACTTGTAATGGTGTTGCAGTTGCTGCAGAAACAGCAGTAGCACCTGTTAAGCGTGGAGCTAATGGGATAGAGTGATCACCTGCAGATGAAGTTGTGATGTTACCGAAGTCACCCTTTTTCAACTTGTTTGCAGCTAATAGTTCGTCTGATCCTGCAGCGGCATTTGCTTTAGTACCATTTATAGTTGTGTTTGCAGCTGAAGCAGCTGTATAACCTGACAAGTAACGCAATACATCTGTATCCATTGAGTCAGCCATTTTGTATGCTGCACGGTCTGTAGATAGACGCATGAAGTCTACGTGTGAATGTGCCTCTTCAATATCATCCAATTTGAATGCAAAGTAGTTAGCTTTATCGATAGTTAGTTTGAAGTCAGCGTCAACTAAATCTTGTGTTGAAACTGCAGTACCACGAGCTAAAGAATTAACAGTGATGTCTGGCTCTTTAAGAATGCGCACTGAGTCGCCTTGTCCAGAAATCTCACCAAAATAGTCAGAGTTTGTGATTGCAGAAATAACAGCAGATTTTCTAAATGCTAACTGTGCTTGTTTTGAAAAGATCTCAGATGAGAAGTTTCCGTTGTTCAGGTTTGTATAACCTGATGCCTTTGTAAATGCCATAATAATTTCTCCTATAGATATGACAGTGGGGGGAAGTAAAACATCATATCCACACAAGAGGCCAATAGCTTTCTAGAGTATCTATATTGCTAAATTTGCGGTCAAGCAGTAAAGGGTCTATACTTTATCGGGTAGTTCTATTAGTGGTTAGTGCTTAAAGTTAAAGCATGTGTAGGTAGTTGATGCCTAGCACTACACATGCCCATAGTTTTATCTAATAATGTCTTAGTGTCAAGTGTTTATTAAGACATATCATAGATAAACTTACCAGAGCGCATTGCACTCATGATTTCGTCTTGTCGCTTCTCATATTCTTTGAGCGACATTTTATTAACCATTGACTCGCTTATTGTTTTACTAGACTCTTCTGCGTCTACAACAGTACGTCCACGAGCTTTAACTGAAGATGCTGCGCCTTTATCTGCGCTGGGCTTCTTAGTCTTAATACCTTTGTCTAGCTTATACATGTCTATGACACGAGCTACAGACTTAACGTCCTCAGAGTTTTCGTATAGAGCATCCTGATAAACTTTAGGTTGAGTATCTACCCAAGCGTGAAATGCATCGTCTGCTCTTATAGCTTCAAAGTCAGGGTGTAGTGATACAAGTTGTGCTTCAGCTTTTTCTCTCTTAGCTGTAGAGCGTAACTCTTCTATCTCTTGTAGCCTTGAATCTAGATCAGAAGCTCTTTCGTTAGCCTTCTTTTCAGCTATAGCTTCTACTATTCCTGCTACATCAGGGTACTTACTTGTCCATGCATCTATCTCTTCTTTAGACTTTGGTAGTACAAGCTCGTTCTTTGCGGCTTTTTCTAGTTGATCTTCTAAGCGTTTTATCTGTGCTGCTTGCTTCTTCTCTGTTTCAGCCATGTGTCTTTGTATATCACCATAGCGTTTCTTGAAGCTCTTCTCTTCACCACTTAACTCTGCATCATCTTCCGATGCTTTGGTTTCCTCTTTGGCTTCTTCTTGTTTGGTATCACCTGCATCCGATACTTCGGTTGCCTCAGATCCTTCGCCATTGGGTTCTTCTTCAGGGGTTTCATCACTAGCCTCTTCAGCTACATCACCTTTTAGTAGTGCTTCTAGCTCTGCTTCAGCTTCTTTGATTTTAGCCTCGTTACGTTTATGTGTATACGAGTGCATTGTCTCTTCAGTTAGTTGTGACATATTTAGTTCCTTATGTTGGGGTCAGCACAAAGTGCCGAGTATCCTTATATTTATATGGTATTGTCGTTATTGTTTATTTCTTTTTAGGTTTACTTGCTAAACCACCCTTAGAGAAACCGCCTCTTCGATCCATTTTAGACTTATAAGTCTCTTTACCGTCTTTTGATCTAGGGATAAAAGATTTTTTTATTGCTCCTGGGCTATAGTCAGGTTTGTTACTATCATTTACATTGCTTGGTGGTTTAGGTGTATTATCTACCTGCTTAATTTTAGGTTTGTTTTTAGTAGTTCTATAAGCATAGGCATTTGTACCTTCTATTTTGTACTTTTCACCTCTCTGTGCATCATCTACTTTTTGATTTTTATTGTAGATTCTACCACCTGATCCTTGGAAGTTAACCCTAGTATTATCTTTAGGATCTCTTTCTGCTAATGTATTGGAAACCTTTTCCCAAGCCGCTAATTCATTTGCTGAAAACTTAATTTTACCTGCGCCTGAACCAGAAGTATCTACACGTTTACCGCTGTTCCTTCCTCCTATATTTTTAGGATTAAAGAACCTAGTTAAAAAACCTTGTTGTTCTTCAGGTGTTCGGCTTGTATTTGTGTAAGGCATACCTGTTTCAGGATCTATAACACCCATACGTTCATATATACTTGCTCCTAATCCAAACTCTGAACCTACACCCTGCTTATCTGTACGTCCTGTTAATCTATTTAGTAATCCTGATTGGAGTTTTCCATCCCACAGTTCAGCCTGAACAGCTTCTAGCCTATCTCTTTGGTCTTCAGATATAAATGGATTATTTAATTGAGCATCAATACCTTTAAGCATTTGCTTGTTTTGGCTCTTCATAGCTATACCCTTTAAAAAACCTACAGGTGTACCTGATGAAAGTACATCAAAAGCACTAGTAAATGTATTACCTATAGGATCTTTAAGTGTATCTACAACTTTTTCAAAGTCTTCTACAGGGGCTTCCATCCAATCTACGTATTCAGCAGTAGCTATTGGAGCTTTATTTTTATTTCTGCTGCTACCAGAGGTACTTGTATTAACCTGTGGTGTAGTTGCAGTAGCTGCTGTAGCTTCTCCTTTAGGTGAATA